AACGCGCCCGCTCACGCTGGACACAATTCCCACATGGTCGGCGGCTCCCCGGTCGTCGCCGGAGCCGGAGTCCTGCCAGTCGTAGAAAACCACGTCGCCGGGCTGTGGCGTGATACTCTCGTCCTCCTCCCAGCGGCTCACCGCATGAGAGCGATAGAGGGAAATCATAGCCTCGCACCCACACTCGAGCGGCATAATGTCCGAGAGGCCGCATTTGATAGCGACGGCGGAGACGAACGTCGCGCACCATGCGTCCGTGTACTTGACGGCGTACCCCCGAGCGAGCGGCTTGTTGTAAAGGTCGATGATTTCCCGGTGAGAGCCGTCCCGCTCGTTCTTCCCGAGCCACGCCCTCGCCGTCGAGACGACGAGCTCGCGTACCTGTTGCTCCGTCACGGTTTAGCCCTCCTTTGTGGTCTTGTCTACCGCGTCGCTGATTTTCTGCGTCTGCGTTCCGAAATAGAACGCGATAACGACCGTGTAGACCGTCATAAACTCTTGGCTCGTCTGCCCGGTAATGGCGAGGTACGCGAATACCCCGGAGAGCAAGAGCGTGACGAGGCTCTTTACGCTCAAGAGAGCGCCGAGCCGCTTTACGATGATTTCTTTCATTTTGCTACCTCCTTTAGCAATCTCGTTTTGTTGCCGTGTCGTATGTAATTCCGCCGGTCGTGTTCTCGGCCTTGCTCTTATTGAGCGAGAACGAGAGCACGGTAGCGGTCGCGGCCTGTAAAAAGGCGATAAGGGCGGTCAAATACGGGAGCGAGCCGGTGTAGTTGTTGGCTACGGAAATCCGGCAGAGGTCGAGCGTCGTCATGGTCGATTTGTAGTCGATATAGAGGACGGCATAAACGAGGAGCTTTGAAAAGGAGAGATACCCCTTTGCAAAGCTCCATACCTCGAGCGCCCATTTTTTGAACTTCCGCCGCCGCGCCGCGCCTTTGCGGGCGGTCATTATCCGTCCTCCCGCGCCTCGCGCCCCTCGAGCCTGTCGATACGATGATGCGCCGACTTTGCCGAGCTCTCCACCGCCGACATACGCTCCGCCATGCCGATATAGCGCGCGTCCTGCGCGTCCTGCTTGCGCTCGATACGGTCGATGCCGCCTTTAATGTACCCGATTTCGGTCAACATTGTTCCGGCCTCTTTGCCCTCGCTCTCGCTGTCCTTTTTCGAGTTCCTATGAAAAGCGGCATAGCTTAACACGCCGCCGAGGATAGTCCCGAGGACTCCTATAATCGCTCCTACATAGTCCATTCTTAACCTCCGTTATAATTCGTAATAATCGAGTTTAACGGTCTGCTTTCCCGGCAATATGGGACACCCCCGAACGTGGTAAATCTCCCCGTCAACGATAACGCCCTCGCCCTCCGCCTCCGTGCATACGACATAGAGGCCGGGAGCGTCAAGCCTCACCCACAAGAGAGACTCCCGCCGCGCTATGATTTCGCCGTCGAGCTCGACCGTGTAGACCGCCGCGCTCATTCGGCGACCTTTTTCCAGCCGTCGGGATACGCCTCGGGAGTCCATACGTTGTTATCGAGCAAGGACTCGTAAAGCACGTCGCCCCAATAACCGCGCTCACCCTTGGAGAACGCGAGCCCCGCCGTAATGGTCGCCGGGATAATCCTCGCGCCGTTTTTATAGAGCACGTCCTCCCACAAGCTCGGCGCGGCCTCCGGCGTGTTTTCCGCCGTGTCCCACAAGTCCACCGCCGCCCGCTTGAGCGCACCTTTCCAGTTGATACGAGTCCCGGACTTGACGAGCGCCCCGCCGCCGGTGAGCGCCGGATAAAGCTCGACGGCTGTCGAGCCGTCCTTATCGTCGAGCCCGGCTCCCGCCGCCTTTTCAATCATAGCGCGGAGCTCCCGCGCCCTCTGTACGGTAATCATTCCGCCGCACCCCCTAACAGAATATCGAGAACTTTATCATTCTCGGCAAGCATGAGCGTACCGCTCACATTTTCCACGGAGCCGACCGGCTCGATACCGATGAGCCCGCCGTCGGCGAAAGCGTAAACGAAGTCCTCGAGATATGTCGTCGTCTCGCCCGTCTCCTCGTCCTTGCGGTCGATTGCCGTCTTGATGCAAAAGCCCCCGGCCTCCGCCTCGTCGCACGGGACATAGCACCCGTTTTCGTGTAGGCGGACATAGACAACGGTATCGGAGTAGCCGACGACCTTTCCGCCGCTTTTGATAGCATACATACGTTATCCCTCCATTTTCGGCAGCTCTCCGAGCCGCTTTTTATAAAACTCCTCGAGTTCCTGCGTGTTCATCGTGCGGAGGAGGTTTTTCCAATACAGATTTTCCGCCCCCGCCCATTTCTCCGGGTCGAAGTCCGACGCGCCCTCGTGCTTGCCGTAGTAGCGATAGAGGCCGTCGAGCATTTCTTGTCGGTACGCGCCCTCCGGCGTGTTTGGCCTAAAATGCTCCCATCCGTTTTCAGACGTTGCGGCGCAAATCTTCCGCCCGTCAGCGGCAAAGAGAAAGCCGTCCCGCTCCGTTACGGTCGTCCCGTATCGGAGGTTAAAGGCTCCGTCGATGCCCTCGGCCTTAAAACGCCGATAAACGACATATTCCATAGCTTACCCTCCCTTGAATAATTCACGATAGAGCCGCTCGACGCTCTGCTCCATGTGGTACGAGTGAAATCTTTTCGTGTGTCCCCGCCATGATACGAGGGACGTTTCCACGTCCGCCGCCGTCATTCTGCCGGAGTCCACCCAACGCCGGAAAATGCGTAGCTTTTTCCTCATGTGCCGGATACCCTTGTACGTTGCCCGGCGGACGACTTTCCCGTTTGCGCCATACCGAAAGCGCACCTTGACGAATGTAAAGCCGCGCGTGAGCTTGATAATCTGCGTCTTTTTCGGATTGAGGCGGATACCGTGCTCGGCGCATAGCCGCCGGAGCTCCCGGAGGCAAATCTCGAGCTTTTCCTTTGACTCGCTGATGATACACCCGTCGTCCATATAGCGAGCGTAATACTTCATGCCGAGCACGTCCTTGATATAGTGGTCTATCCTGTTCGGCAGGGCGAGCGCGGCAATCTGCGAGACTTGGCTCCCGAGGCCGAGCCCCACGTCGCCGAAGTTCTGAATAAAATATTTCGAGAGCGCGACGAGGCGGTCGTCGATGCCGCTCCGCTCGAACTCTCGAAAAACGGGCTCATGCTGTGCCGTATCGAAATACTTTGAAAAATCGAATACGAGGACGTAGCCCTCCCGCCCGTGTTTTCTGTAATGCTCCGCGAGAAAGTGCGTCACCCGGGATACGGCGAAATCGTACCCTTTTCCGCGCAAGCTCGCTCCGTTGTCGTAAATGAATGACCGGGAGAGCATCGGCACGAGGCAGTAATCGCACAAGCACCGTTGTACGACGCGCTCGGAGATATGAACGCTCCGAATATGCCTCGGCTTTCCCCGCTCCACAATATCGAACTCGTAAAAGCCCTTGGAGCGGTATCTCCCGGCTATCAATTCCTCGTGTGTCTTTGTGACGTTGGCAAGCGAGGCGGCTTTGTATCGCTGTGTGCTCGCTTTCCACCCAACGCCACGGACGGAGGCGCGGTAGCTCTCATAGAGCCGCTCGAATGAGAAAACCGTCTCGAAATCTCCGTACTCCCGGAGCGCGGCGGCTTTCTTTTTCATTCGTGCGGCCTTGCGACGCTGATACCGTGCCTCGCGTCGTTCTGCGCTGTTCATAAAATAAAAATACCTCGTACATTTCTTTCTCGGCGTGTTGTCTAAAATGCGTAACGGCGAGCCATGAAAGCACGGAAAACACGCACTCCGCACCCATGCAAGGAGCGTCCGGCTAACCGTATCGCGGTATATGTTTGTCCGACGGCGCGAGGCCGTCAGAGAGGTTATATTCCCCTTTTATATGGGGACTGCTTTCGCTCCGTGAGGAGTTATTCGGTCTGCCCCGTGTCGATATAAAATCCGGGCGCGAAGCCGAGGGAATAGTTCGCGTTGTTGTTGTTGACTGTCCCGTCGGTGTTCACATTCACGAAATTGTTGGAGTTGCTCGCATTCGGAGAACGGAGCCACCAATTAGCGGCGATACGGAATATAACCTAATCACGCGGAGGATTAAGCTCGCGCCTTATCGCTCCGCTTGATTTTAGAGATTTGCGAGAGCTCGTCCGTAATGAGCTTTACCCACTCTTTGAGGACGTTCGGCGGTATCTTCTCATGGTTGACGGTCAGATACGCGAGGTCGAGTACGTCGAGCATCGAGTTATAATAGCCCTGTGCCGTCTCGTAATACTCTTTCCGCCGTTGGATGTTCCGGCGGCGTATCTCCTCGGGCGCTTTCTCGTCAACGTAAATGAGGTTTGCCGTCTTTATCATGCGATAAGCCTCTCGCGCCGCGTTGTAGAGCGGCAAAGAAAAATAAAACGTGTAGCTTTTCGGCAGGATGCGGACGCGGTTGTATGTGAATACATAAATCTCGCGGGCGAGGTTGATATACTCCGCCGGGCTTTCGCCGCGTCTCGATTTTGGTACGGACATTTTCTTTCCTCCTCGCCGACTATGCGCCCATTGAGGGCGCAAGTCTCGATTTCCGAATTATACGCAAAAGCCGGGCGCGAAGCCGAGGGAACAGTGCGCGGCGTAGTAGTAGTTGACTGTCCCGTCGGTGCCCACATACACGAAACTGTTGGAGTAGCTCGCACACGGAGAACGGAGCCACCAACGAGCGGCGGTACTCGTGCCGTTGTGCTTGTACTTGATTTTGCTATTCCCGGCGGAATAATAGGCGTACTGCGCTTGTTTGTTCTTCTCGTTCGTGTTTCCGTAGGAAATGCTACCGAAAACCTCGAACTCCGAGAGGAGGAAAAAGTAATCCGTTGTCGCCGTGACGTAGCTCGCCGTCGAGCCGCCGCCGTTTGCCGTATTGTCCGTGTACTTTGTAACGGACTTGAGGACGGCACGGAGCGCCGCCGGAATGACTGCAATAATCGTCCCGGAATAGCTCGAGAGGCTCGTCCCGCAAATGTTTGTACGCATTTGCGAGCTTTTCCATCCGCCGGAGTTTGTGTTGCTCGCGTTCATAACGAAATAGCCCGCACCCGGAGACGACCATCCGCTATCCGGGCCATATTGATTATCGCAGAAACACACGTCCGTACCGCCGGAGAGCGCGGTCTTTGC